TGCAATTAATGACATCGAGAAGAAGATTGGATCTCTTGGTAAAAACAGAGCTAAATCCTTAGATGCTGATCAATTAAGCACTTTACGTTCTATTCGCGATGACCTTCAAAGACAAGGCAATGTTGGCCTTGGAAAATCGTTGGGATCTAATACCGTTCAAAACTTAGTTACTCAAAATATGCTTGAAACAGTTTTGCCAGGTAAATTGGGAACTTTAGCTTCTCATCTGCCTACTGGATCTTTGTCAGGAGCTGCTGGAGCTACTGTTGGAGGATTATTGGGCGGATATGGTGGCGCTGCTGCTGGTGGTGTAATTGGTGGAAAAGCTGGATCAATTTGGCAATCATTAATGGAACGCAAAAATGATGCGGTAATTAATGCTTTAACAGAGCATTTATTGAATCCAACACAAATGACAATTCAGGCGAAAAAGCCCGTTGTCACTCCGCAATTGATGGAATTGCTCTATCCAAGTATGATCGGGGTAGGCACAAATTCAGTTTCTCAGCGCCAATAAAAAGGCTTTTTTGAAATTGATAATGAAGTTATAGGTACAAGCAATAAATAAAAATGCGCATGGTTTAGGGTGCGCTTGAATGAACTGAAAGAGGGCATCAAACATGGCTGGAACATTAATCCCAAATGCAAAGCAACAGTTTATAGATTCTAATGGAAATCCATTAGCGGGAGGAACTGTTAATTATTATATTCCAGGTACTACTACTCGTAAAAATACCTATCAAGATGCAGCAATGACTATCTTGAATACTAATCCAGTAGTTTTGGATGCTAATGGTCAATGTATTGTTTATGGTGCTGGAGCATATAGACAACAAGTCTATGACGTTAATGGAAATCTAATTTGGGATCAGCCAACTTATGCCTCAGGAAGCGGTGGATCTGAATATCAAACTGCCACTCAAAGTCAGACTGCTTTTACCATTTCATCATTTACTTATTTGGTTGGTTCTAATTCTCTTGTTGTATATGTTAATGGTTGCAAACAAATTAATACATTAAATTACACAGAAACCTCAAATAATGTCGTTACATTTGCATCAGGCTTAAATGCTGGCGATATAGTTGAATTTGAAGTTATTTATTAAAGGTAAATTATGTCTGATCTTGATCCAAAAATACAAAAAGAAGCCATTAAAGAAGCATTGCAAGAATGGCTAGATAGTCAATTTTCTAAATTTGGAAAATGGACATTAAATGGTTTGCTTTCTGTTGGTTTAGTTGGCCTTGTTTACTTATGGGCTGCTGGTCATGGATGGGTATCTCCAAAGGGTTAATATGGCAGATCAAGATAGCGCAAAAGAAGTAGCTGGAAAGTCAATTGGGCAACATGGATTGGCTTATATAACTGCCATTATTGTCATAAGCGTTGCAGCAAGCATTTTTTTAGATTCTTCAAAAATTGCAGCAGTTATTGGTATGGCTGGCGGTGCAATCATGGCCATAATTAATATGATGAATGCAGTTTCAGGCACTACTGAAAAAGAAGAAAAGCCTGAGTTTGCAGTCATTCAACAACTTATTCAACGTTTAGATCATCTTGCCGATAAAGAGCCACCAATGTCAGTTACTGTAGATGGAGATAAGGTCACAGTCACCAAAGGCTCGGATAGCATTACTACAAAAAAATGATCGAAGAAGCCAATCTTTCAGAGTCATCTGAATCAGAAAAAGTGATTGTTGCAGATAACAATCAAAATTGGCTTAATACAAAATGGCGACCAGCAATGGCTTGGATGTATATGTCGGTATGCATATTTGATTTTATGATTGCTCCGATATTTTGGTCTTTGGTGCAAGTATTTGGCAAAGGAGTTGTCCAAAATCAATGGAATCCTTTGACATTGCAAGGCGCTGGATTCTTTCACCTTTCAATGGGCGCAATCCTTGGAATTACTGCTTATGGGCGCACTCAAGAAAAAATGCAAGAAATGACGGTGAAATAATGTTTTTATCGACATATATAAAAATTGCCATTTTGCTATGCATATCTTTGGGAAGTGCATATATTACGCATGAAATTGATTATTCATCGATAGAAAAAGCAAAAACCGAAGCAGTAACTCAAGCACTTAAAAATCAAACAGAGATCATCAACAAACAAGCTCAAGACACTCAGAAAGCCCAAAATGAAAAAGACGCTCTCCAAGCTCATTATGAGTTGCTCCTTAATCAGTATCGCGGTATCGGGTTGCACGACCATAGCTCCTCCGGCAACGAATCCTCCTCCATTGCAATACCAAAGGAAGGACTCAGACTACTTGAGTCAGATGCAGAATTTCTTATCGGATTTGCTAAATCGTGCGCAACCACAGAAATCGAGCGAAACGAAGTGATTGATAAATATAATGATTTGACGGTGAAATAATGGAGTATTCAAAAGATGGACTACACCTTACTGAGCGTTTTGAAGGATGCCGGCTTGTGGCTTATCCTGATCCTGGTAGTGGCGGTGATCCTTGGACTATTGGTTATGGTCATACAGGGCCTGAGGTCGTAGAAGGCCTAGAAATTACCCAAGAGCAGGCAGAACAATATCTTTCCCAAGACATTAAACAAGCCGAGGCGAACGTCAACGCAATAGTTCATGTAGAGCTAACCCAAGAAGAATTTGACGCGCTTGTGGACTTCGCATTCAATTGTGGATGTCGCAATTTAGACTCATCAACTCTTATGAAAAAGCTAAATGCTGGCGATTATGAAGGCGCATCGCAAGAGTTCATTAAATGGGATATGGCTGCCGGTCATCATATGGCTGGCTTGTTAAAACGCAGAGAAGCAGAGGCTGCAATGTTTATTTCAAAATTGGCATGAGCGACATTTTTGACGATGCCTCGGATGCAGAGGAATTGCATCGGCAAATAACAATAAAAAAAGTAAGGGATCGGCAACCTTTAAAAACTACAGGATTTTGTCTTTCCTGCAATGCAAGACTTGCCGATCGAAGATTTTGCGATGTTTGGTGTCGCGAAGATTACGAAAGAATGCAGAATATCTGCCGAATCAGAGGCTCGAAATAGTTTCTGCAAAATTTAATAAATCAATCAAATACCCACGAATCTGAATATTTTTGTCAAATTCATCTGCATTTTCTTTTATATTTGATGCAATCCCAAGACTACTAATCAAATCTTTAAATTCTGCAGGAGTGAGCGCGCCTGAATCTAATTGAGATTTATATCCTTTTGCCTCACCCCATAATTCATTAATATTCATCTTGGTTTATTCCCTGTTGTTTGCTGAATGCGCTCAGCAGTAGTTTCGATTATGTTTAATTTGGCCTTGCAATATGCTGCGCTAGGGCTTTTGAATGTATAAAGCTGATCAACTATTTTGTAAAGATCATCGACCAGCGCAATCTCTTGATCATTATTTGGCAAATATTGACTGTAATTCTTTAATTCTAAAGCGCTTACATATATGACGTAAGTGCTTTGTTTTGAGCAATCTGATATTTGCGCTTCGGTTCTTATTCGATTGACCAGCCCATATTCAAGCGGATCATAGTTACCAATCATCAAACTGCATCCTGAAAGAAACAAAACAGGAATCAATTTAAACGGATAGCGTTTATTTTCTCTTGCTTTGCGTCTTTCATCGCGTTTTGGCGGTTTGCTCATAAATATCTCCAAGTGGGAATAAACATTTGGGCATTACTTCTCGCGATTATGAAAGCAGGAAAAATTCTCGCTTATGCCATCCTGTTGCGCCTGCTTAACTATTCCTTTGTCCATTTTATCTAATTCATTGATTTTGCCAACAAAGGGGACAGATTCTTGACAAGTGCAAGGCAATCTTCCTTGATGACAGTCACCATTGCATCCTAACTCAGAAAGCATAAAAGTGGTCATAATTTGCTCCTATTTGCGTGTTTTTAGGATCTTGCTCGCTCTCATGTCGTTTAAGATCGGCAAAGGCATCTCGAGTCTTTTTACTTTATTTGCTGGATGACAACACCATTTTTCACCCATTTTTTTAATTGATTCTTTGGCATTGATGGCATTTTGCTCAACCAAAAGCTCATAAATATCAAAATTAAATCGTCCAGCTTCAATCATTTGCTTTAAAAGGCTGCGGTCATTCTTGGTCATAACTCCATAATCTCCACGTCATGCGCTTTCTTTTTGCCTTTTCTAAGGTCTTGAATGCGCTTTTCTGTTAATCGAAAGCACTTCACCATTACGCGCTCGGGCAAGATGGCCACAAGTTCAGCATAGTCCTCAAAAAGCGCTTGTAGGGCTTTTATTCCTTCGGCATCTAGTCTGATATTGTTTCCATCTTTTTTGCGTTTTCCTGCTCGAACCAAGGCCATTGTTGCGTCATTAAGTAGGTTGTCCTGATCCTGGCAGACTTTCATCTCAAGAATAAAGGTTTCCATCAAATTGACGCAATCAGAGCAGACTTGCCAATCGTACTTAGTCGGTTGAGGATCTAGTTTTAAAGCTGCCAATGCTTGATATAGCAAAGTAAGCTGATAAGTTCTTCTGTCCTCGGATATGGGGACAGTCGGACTGGACATAATTTCATCCATCAACGTATAAGTTTCATGGCGAAGTCTTGGCATGATTACTGTACGTTTTGCTCTGTTAAACCAGCTTGATCGCCAGGTGCAGGAGGTGTCGATGGTGCGGGTGGCGCTACTGGAGCTTGTGCCATTTGTTGCGCTTGGGCTTGCTGAATCAATTTACCCATTAAGCCGGCCACGTTATTAAATGGCTCTTTTCCTACCAAGCCAACTACAAAATTAAATTCATCATTTTCAAGTACAAGGTTAATCATTTTTCTTTCCTTTCAGGGTTCTAAAAATTACTGCTAATTCATTGGTTAGGGTGTGGGCTTGAGCTGCTTCTTTGCTTGCACCTTTCCAATCTTCTTTTAAGCTGCAAACGTGCATTTTTTTGATTTGCGCGTCTAGCTCAATAAGCACTTCAGAATAATCCCTCATACGGTTCTCCCGATGCAACGATATTCTTTAAAGCGTTTATTGTTTTTTTTCACCCACCGATCGTGGAATTGATAACCTTTTTCCTTTAAATCAAGGATTCTGCGCGGTAAGTGAATGCAACCAAATAATTCCAAAGCCACTAATCCGCTAATATATTTTTTCTTTGAATAAGCCAAGATATTGTCGTTTTGAGTATTGAAATTCATCGTATTCTCCTAAAATGGAATGTCATCAAGATTTGATTCGGTTGTTGGAGTTTGCTGATTTTGATCAGCATTCTTTTCGCCTGGTTCGTTTAAAAATGCCAATAATTTGCCATCTTTAAGCCCTAATAATGGGATTGATTCGAGGCTCAGCATAAGTCCATGTCTTGTTTCAACAATAACCCCAATGGTCTGATAGCGTCTTTTGCTTTTGCCATCATTGCCTTCGAATTCTGAAACTGCAGCATTGATGTAGTATTTAATTGCCATGATTGTCCTTATTTGATTTGAAGATAACTGCCTTGGGTTAATCGAGCGCCTTCAACAATAACCCCATTTTTAAGGTCATCTTTTAAGCGATTTTTGTTTAAAACTGGAGCTGGGGGTTCAGGAATATCAAAGTATTGCGCTGGAATCTCATCGGCATTGATTACTTCAACTGCTGGTGGTCTATTTCGCAAACTAAGCGCAAAGTATGGGCAATCAATCTTAGTGATTCCTGTGCGCGCCATGTTGTCTTTAAGATAATTTCTGATCCGTTCGGCTTTTGCTTCAATGGATTTTCTGCGCTCTGCCATTTGTTTTTCTGCTGCTTTGATGGATTCTGCGCTTGCTTCCAAATTGCGGACAAACATGGCCACGTTGGTTGCTTTGACTTCTAAATCACCGGATAGGCTTTCCAAAGTATCAGCAAAGGTTTGCTCGTCCAAATCCATATCTTGCAACTTTTGAATATCTTGCAAATATTGGTCAGCAATTGTATAAAGGGTTAGATCGGTCATTTTGAATCCTTATGCTTGAGTGGCCATCAATTCGCCTTTGCGAATGTCTTTTGCGCTATCAATCTTCTTGATCGCGTAGGTATCATTTTGTGCAAAAGCTAACTTATAAGCGGTTGCGTGATTAATCTTTAAAGAATCGAGCGTGTCGCTATCCATTATTGAAATCACAAAGTCTGAAACTTGATTTTCTGACAATGGGGTTTTTTGAACCGTTGCTGGCTTAGTTTTTGGCGCGACTTCATGGGTATGCAAGTCTGCGTCATTGTCTCCCTCGGTTGGAATCGCAAAAGCCTGCAATGCTGCGTATTTGTAGGCTGCTGACATTGCCTTGTTGGTTGCTTTGTCCGATGTATCCATTGCTTCACCAAAGGTCTTGACGGTGTGTTTTGAGCCATCCTCTGCCGATACAAAATCAAACTCTACTTCAACCGTAACGTAGAAAATTGCTCCCCCAGCTTTGGTTTGGCGCTCTACGCATTCCCTTGTCAAAACCCTTGGAAGGATACAAAGGCCATGCTCGGCCATTAAAGGGCTGACTGTGTTGAAAACATCGTCAATCCCCCTAAATTTGTAAGATGCGCCTTGTTGGTTGGTTCGGCTTTTGGTGATGCCGACTTTTGCTAATTCGGTTTGAACTGCGTTAATTGCTTGATAGACTTTCATGGTTTTCCTTAATCGTTAATTTCAAACTCAGCAACTTGCTTGGCTAGTGATTCTTGGTAATCAAAAGAAATGGCCATGATTTTTCTGCCAATTTGCTCATAATCACCGGTATCGATCGCGTCTTGAAGGGCTTGCGCGGTATCAACGTCTAATTCGCTCAGCGCTTCTGCAATTGCTATTGAAGTCTTTGGGTTGTATTCTTTTTTCATTAATTGCCAGGTGCGTTCCTCGATCTCGTCTGTGCGATCATCGTAGTCTTCAGGCTCGTAGTAAGCATCGTGTCGGCTCATTCCCATGATTAAAACCCCCAAGCGAACATCGCGCCTAAGATGATTCCAAGAATGATTACACCGATCCATTCAAAAATTGCTTTTTTCATCACTTTCTCCTTCATCACTTGTTTAAAAAATTTACTGCATGGGTGTTACTATACACTATATTTCCACTTTGCTACAACTATTTTCTAGGGAGTTTCCCTAATACAACAGTTTTATTCATTTTATGATACTATGTGGAAAAAGGAGGAATTATGCATCAATTAAATTTATTAAAAGCCGAATTTGGCTCAATCACGAAACTGGCTGAAAAGCTAGAAATAAGGCCATCTGCCGTTTACAACTGGGCAGATCGCGGTCGAGTGCCAATCAAGCATTTAAAGCGAATTCTTGATCTTTCTGAGGGTCGTTTAACTAAAGAACTTTTGCGTCCAGACCTATTCAAAAAGGACTGAAATGAACTTTTACCCATTTCATATTGGGGATTATCTGAGCCATACCAGCCATCTTACCGATGCGGAAGATTTGGCTTATAGGCGCATGATTGATCTTTATTATCAAACTGAAGAACCTTTTACAGATACGTCAAAACTGGCTCGTAAGGTGCGCTCTAGCTTTGAAATTGTTGGCTCAATTCTTTCTGAATTCTTTATTTATCAAGATAATGCCTGGCATTTAAAAAGAGCCGATGAGGAAATAGCTAAATACAAAGCTATGAAAGATGGGGGTCGCAAGGGTGCAGCATTAAGGTGGAATAAGGGTAGCGATAGCCCCCCTATTACCCCCCCTAATCACTCCCCAATGCCAACCAAGAACCAAGAACCAATAACCAAGAACCATATAAAAACTACTGCTCCTAAAGTCGCAACTCCTGACGGAGTTAGTGTTGATCTTTGGAATGATTTTTTGATTTATAGGAAAAGACTTAAAGCACCGGTGACAGATCGCGTGTTGGCAAGATTGATCAAAGAAGCTAATTTGGCAAAAATGTCCTTATCCGATGTTTTGGAAACCATCATTTTTAAAGGATGGCGCTCTTTTGAAGCATCCTGGATGCAGCAAGCTGCACAAATGGCTCAGAAAGCTAAAGAATTGCCTCTTGGAAGCGATAAACAGATTGAGGAGGCATATCGTATCGAATGCGGTGGAGATCCAGCCAAGGCTCGTTTTAATAGCTATTTTGAGATGAAGAAGTTTATTTTGGATCAACGCGATAAAAGGAGGC